ACAGAACATGGCGCTCACAAATGCAGAGGCAGTGCAACAAATTTTGCAAGGCCAGATCGTTCAACCAGTTGTAAGATGAACGAAAAAGCGCGAGAATGTGATAAACGGCATCCACCCAGCCGTTCTTAATGGGTGAGTTTGATGGGGTCAGAAGATGAACACAAAGGCAGTATCAGGAGAAGAAAACCAAGACGATGACACCATAGTCATTGAGGACGAAGGCCAAAGCACTGAGCAAACCACCGATGAGCACAAATCCATCGATGACCAGGGCGAAGACCAGACAACCGAAGATGGCGAAGGCGACAGCGACGAGGTGATCGTATCCATTGGTGAGGAAGCGCCACCTCCCGAAGAACAGACTCACGCGCCTGAATGGGTACGCGAGCTGCGTAAGACGAACAGAGAATTGCAACGGCAAAACCGTGAACTGCAAGGCAAGCTGCAAAGCACCGCACAGACTGAGACCAAGCCGGTCGTGCTAGGCAAGAAGCCAAGTCTTGAAGAACATGACTATGACGCTGACAAATTCGAGGCAGCACTGGCCAATTGGTTTGATCGCAAGCGACAAGCCGATGAAGCCCAAGCCAAGCAAGAAGCTGAAGTTATGAATCAGCAAAAAGCCTGGCAAGCCAAACTGGATGGCTATGGCAAGGCGAAAGCCGAGCTGAGAGTCAAAGATTTTGAAGACGCTGAGGCCGTGGCCCAAGAGTTGTTCAACATCACCCAGCAAGGCGTGGTGCTCCAAGGTGCAGATAATCCTGCGCTCGTCATCTACGCGCTCGGAAAGAACCCAAAGAAGGCCAAAGAGTTGTCCGACATTAAAGACCCCGTAAAGTTTGCCTTTGCGGTAGCGAAACTGGAGAAAGAATTGAAAGTTACCAATCGCAAGGCAGCCCCGCCACCCGAGAGAATCGTGTCAGGAACTGGCCGAGTATCTGGGGCGGTGGACTCAACCCTCGAACGGCTGCGAGAAGAAGCGGCTCGTACTGGCAACCTAACGAAAGTCATCCAGTACAAGGCGCAGAAGCGAGCAGCTTCATCAAAATGATTTTTTAAGGAAATATTATGTCTAACAGTTTCTCAAAAGAAGAACGCGTTGCCTTTGAAGACCTCCTCGAAGGCTTCCAAGACGCATTGGTTTTGTCACGTCATGTCAACATCTACAACACAGATCAGACAATGATGGAACGCGCCAACAACACCATCTGGCGTCCCCAGCCTTACATTGCACAATCTATTTCCAGCACTCCTGGCAATAGCATTGCTGGTCAATATCAAGGCATGACTCAGTTGGCCGTTCCAGCGACCTTGGGCTACAGCCAGACAGTGCCTTGGGAAATGACTGCCCTCGAGTTGCGCGATGCGTTGCAAGAAGGCCGTTTGGGTGAGAGCGCCAAGCAAAAGCTGGCCTCTGACATCAACGTTGCCATCATGAGCTCGGCTGCAAACCTCGGCTCTTTGGTCGTTCCAATCGCAGCTGCTGCTGGTGATTATGATGATGTCTCCTTGTGCGACACCATCATGAACGAGCAAGGCGTGCCTGACTACGATCGTTTCATGGCTTTGTCTAGCCGTGACTACAACGGTCTGGCCGGTAACTTGTCTCAAGCCAGCCGTTCGTTCGGAAATGCCAAGTCTGACAAGGCATACGAGCGCAACTACGTTGGCATGGTCGCAGGCTTCGACACCTACAAGATGGACTACGCAAACCGCTTGACAGCTGCTGCTGGCACTAGCAAGACCATCGACACAAACGGCTCTAACACACAAGCGAACTACGCTCCTCAAGCCACTTCCACAGCTGTGGGCGGCCAGATCAACGTGGACAACCGCTTCCAGACCGTGACCGTGAACAGCACCACCGGCATTGCTGCTGGCGATGCATTCAAGATCGCTGAAGTCTACGCTGTGCACCACATCACCAAGCAAAGCACTGGTCAGTTGAAGACTTTCCGTGTTGTCTCAGTGACCAACGGTACACAAATGGTAATCACACCTCCTATCATTGGTGCTCAAACCATTGGTGGTGTTGGCCCAACAGACGCTCAGTTGCAGTACAAGAACGTGGAAGTTGCCATCGCAGCCGATGCAGCCGCCATCACCTTCTTGAACGTCAACGCAGCTTCTGTGAACGTGTTCTGGCAGCGTGATTCCTTGGAAATCTTGCCTGGCCGTTACGCAGTGCCCTCTGACGCTGGTGTCGCAGTGATGCGTGCAAGCACAGACCAAGGCATTGAGTTGGTCTTGCAAAAATGGTACGACATCAACAGCATGACGATCAAGTATCGTATGGACACGCTGTTCGGTGTGGTTAACAAGAACCCCGAGATGTCTGGCATCTTGTTGTTCAACCAGTAATCCAGCAAAAAAGACTGGGGGGCTTCGGCCCCCCTTTCTCAATAGGAGCACACCATGCCATTGACAAAAGGTTATTCGAGCAAGTCCATCGGCAAGAACATCAAGATGGAAAAGAAGTCCGGCAAGCCAATGAAGCAGGCCGTGGCCATCGCATTGAATGTGGCGACCAAAGCAGCCAAGGCAGCAGGCAAGCCAAGCAAAGCGCCAAAGAAGGCCATGAAATGAAGGCCGGTCTCTATGCCAACATTCACGCCAAGCGTGAGCGCATTGCAGACCAGAAGGCCGCAGGCAAAACGCCTGAGCGCATGCGCAAGCCTGGCACAAAGGGCGCACCTACAGCCGCAGCTTTCAAAGCCGCAGCAAAAACAGCCAAGCCCATGAAAAGAAAGGCCAAATGATGGAGAGCATCATTCTCATGCCAAGGTATCAAAAGAATAAAAAGCCAGTCAAGGTGCGCAAGCCATCCAATCCAATTGATGGCATCAACCACAGATTGCTGCGCGAGCAAGCCGAGGCAGCAGCCAAGGCCGCAGAAGCACAGGAAATCGTGCCAGAAGACGATGCATCGCCAACCCGCGAGGAACTTGAGGCAAAGGCCACCGAATTAGGAATTCGCTTTGATGGTCGCACAAAAGACAAAAAACTGGGACAATTGATCCAAGACAGATTGTCTGAGAACACAGGAGAATGACATGGGATGGACAAAGCGCCAATTCGTCACACAGGCCTTCGAGGAAATTGGTCTGGCCTCCTACGTCTTTGATCTGACCCCAGAGCAGTTGCAATCTGCCCTGCGCAGGCTGGACACCATGATCGCAGCATGGAATGCCCTCGGCATTCGCTTGGGCTATCCACTGCCATCAAGCCCCCAAGACAGCGATCTGGATGAAGAGACCAACGTGCCTGACTCATCCAACGAGGCCATCTACACAAACTTGGCAATCAAACTGGCACCAAGCTACGGCAAGCAGGTCATGCCCGACACCAAGGCCACGGCCAAGGAGTCCTACAACACCCTGCTCTCGCGTGCGGCCATGCCAATGGAGCAACAACTGCCAGGCACAATGCCAGCAGGCGCAGGCAACAAGCCTTGGCGCGTCTACGACAACCCATTCTTGCGTCGACCTTACGATCCAGTCTTGGCCGGTCAAGATGGCCCCATCGAATACAACTGAGGAAACACAATCATGCCAACAATCAATCAACTATCAGGCATCAGCCAAGTATCTGGCGGTGATCTGCTTCCGGTTTATGTCTCAAACAATGGTGATGCTCGCAAGGTTTCGATCAGCCAGCTTTTGCAATATTTTGAGCAGACATTTGCAGCCCCAACAGTGGCCACAAATCTCTACACACCAGGCACTGGCTTCAACATTACAGTGCCAACGCCTACCAGTGAACAGCAGTGGATGGTCATTCAGCCTGCTGGCACATTGGCCGCAGGAACGGTCACTCTGCCATTGAACACTGGCGTGCCAGACGGCACTCAAGTGCTGATCACCACCACGCAGATCATCACCAGCTTCACGCTGGCGGTCAATGGCGCGGCCAATGCATTCGGTGCACCGACCACACTGGCAGCCAATGCATTCTTCACAATGCGCTTCTACCAAGCCACCAACAGCTGGTACAGGGTTGCCTAACATGGCCACCAAAGACACTCGTCTTGCTCGCATTGGGGTCGAGGGCTATAACAAGCCCAAGCGAACTCCATCGCACCCAACCAAAAGCCACGTTGTTGTGGCCAAGGTAGGCGACCAAGTGAAAACCATTCGTTTCGGTCAGCAAGGCGTGTCTGGGTCGCCAAAGAAGGAAGGCGAGTCAAAGGCATCCGAGGCTCGTCGAGAATCATTCAAGGCTAGGCACGCTGAGAACATTGCCAAGGGCAAGATGAGCGCAGCGTACTGGGCCAACAAGGTCAAGTGGTAAGCCATGCAAATCCCAATCCTAAACGGCATCTACGCTGACAACACACCAGAGTTGCGCAGCAGTTATCCGGTCAATATGGTACCTGTGCCAAAGCAGTCAGGCATCAGTAATGGATTCCTGCGTCCAGGCGATGGCATTGTGGCCAATGGTACAGGCCCAGGCATTGATCGTGGCGGCATCAACTGGAATGGCATCTGCTACCGAGTCATGGGCACAAAGCTGGTGACTGTTTCCAGCAATGGCACTGTGGCAATTCTGGGCGATGTGGGTGGCCCAACCGATCAATTGGTGACATTTGATTACAGCTTTGATTTACTTGCAATTGCATCCGGTGGTCGCTTGTATTACTGGAATGGTTCAACACTGACGCAAGTGACTGACGGTGACTTGGGCGTAGTTCTTGACTTCTGCTGGGTTGATGGTTACTTCATGACCACAGATGGGGAGTTTTTAATCGTCACCGAGTTGTCTGACCCATTGGTTGTGAATCCGTTGAAGTACGGTAGTTCAGAAGTTGACCCTGACCCTGTGGTTGCTTTACTGAAATTGCGTAATGAAGTTTATGCGCTGAACAGGAACACCGTAGAGGTATTCGATAATGTGGGCGGTGAACTTTTCCCATTCGCTAGAATTGATGGCGCACAAATACAAAAGGGTGTTGTTGGAACACAGGCTTGTTGCGTATTCATCGAGCGCATTGCGTTTTTGGGTGGCGGCAGAAACGAAGCACCAGGCATTTACATTGGCGCAGCAGCCACTACCCAAAAGGTCAGTACGCAGGAAATCGACAATCTTTTGTTGGAATACACCGAAGCTCAATTGGCCTTGGTCAAGTTGGAAGCGAGAAACGACAAAAACCACCAACATCTTTATGTGCATCTGCCAGACCGCACAGTTGTCTATGATGCATCGGCATCCGAGGCTTTGGGTGAACAAGTCTGGTTTACGCTGACCACGACTGTGGTTGGCTTTTCGAAGTATCGCGCACGCAATATTGTCTGGTGCTATGACAAATGGCTGGTTGGTGATCCACAGTCCAGCTCAATTGGTTATTTAGTGCAAACCACTGGCCATCATTGGGGCCAACAAGTGCGCTGGGAATTTGGCACGCTGATTGTCTACAACGAAAGTAATGGCGCAATCTTCAACGAGATGGAGCTGGTCAGCTTGACCGGCAGCGTGACCATTGGCACCAACCCACAGATCAGCACCAGCTACAGTGTGGATGGCAAATCATGGAGCCAAGACCGAAGCATCAGCGTGGGCACTACAGGCAACACCGCCAAGCGCCTGGCATGGTTTCAACAAGGCCACATGCGCAACTGGCGCATCCAGCGCTTCCGTGGTGACAGTGATGCACATGTGTCATTTATCCGGCTTGAAGCTCAGATCGAGGCATTGGCATTCTGATGGCAACCGCACCACAATCACGCAGACTCAATCTGACGCGAGACCAGCTCGCGGCATTCCTGACTGATCAGCAACAGATCAGGCAGTTTGAAATTTTATTTTCTACTGTTGATGTACTTCAAGTTCTTGTTGGGACTGACTTTGAATATCAGGCTGGCAATGCTGCGGCAACCGCAAATGATGCACTGGCTCAGATTCAAGCACTTTCGCAAAATACTGCGGTAGAAGATGCAGTATTGGGCGCAAAGACACAGGATGCACTGGATAGGATTGCGCTGTTGTCGCAAGAAACTGCGGTGAGTGTGGCATTAGCTGAAAGCAAGGCAAATCAGGCTTTAGCATTGGTGGACAAACTGAATAAAGCGGTTGAGGGTTTGCAGATGACCCCACCGCCACGGGAGTTCAAACGGGCAAGATATGGGTCGTTTTACGACACCACCACCCAGACAGCGACAGTTATCAACACAGCCAAAGCCATCACATTCAATACTACCGACCTAAGCAATGGTGTCTACATTGGAACTCCAACATCAAGAATCGTGGTGGATAGCGAGGGTATCTACAATTTTGACACCTCGTTCCAGTTGGATAAAACCAGTGGCGGCACGGCAGAGTTCTATTTTTGGTTTCGACTCAACGGTGTAGATGTGCCAGACAGCGCAAGCCAAATCAGGGTTCAGGGTAATAATGGTGAGATTTTTTCATCGCTCAATTTCTTTTTTGATCTCAAAGCCAATGATTATGTTGAACTGATGTTTTCGGTGAGCGATCTTAGTGTTGAATTACTTTCTGTTGTCGCAACACCACCAGTACCAGCTATTCCGTCCATAATTCTCACAGTCAACAACAACATCGGAGGTGTCCAATGACAGTCATAGTAAAAGTGCTAATCCCTGCAAAGCAAGCAGAAAACGCACAGACCACCCAATACACCGCAACAAATGTCAAGGCAATTATTGACAAGTTTACGGTGACTAATACCAGTGCCAACAACGTAACTTTCAGTTGCAACTTGGTCACTGTGTCTGGTTCAGCAGGCGCATCAAATCTGATTATTGACACACGAACCATCGTGCCAGATGAGACCTATACCTGCCCAGAGTTGGTGGGTCAGGCATTAGACGTTGGTGGGTTTATTTCCACGATTGCAGGGGCGGCAACATCCCTGACCATCCGAGCATCTGGCCGAGAAATTTCATAAGGAGCTAGAAATGAAAGAATTTATGGTTATTCCACGAGGCTTTAATGGCTTGCCGATGGAAGAAGAATTCATCAACACAGCCGAAAATAAGAAGAACACCCAGATCGTCATTGATGACTGGATGCTTGGCCCAGAGAATCCAAGCAACGAGCCAACGGCCAACAAAACCTACTGGATCGCTGTGGGCAAGGCCATGCAAGTGGACGAAAAAGAGGCTCGTCGTCGTCGCTGCTCGAACTGCGAGTACTACGATAACAGCACCATGACACAGGCCAAGATGGAGCGCATTCCGCGCAACGACTGGGATACCGATGCTGGTTTTCGTGGTTACTGCACCAAATTCGAGTTCATCTGCCACGATCTTCGCGTCTGCCAGGCATGGGAAGAACGTGAATTTGAAATGGAAGATTGACCAAATGCCAAAATGTGGGAAAATAGTAAGCACTGAGCCGTTCGAGCCGCCAGTAGCTCACAAGCCCCTGCATAGGAGTTTTCGATGAGTCATGTTGCGGTTCAGGAAGTCAAAGTTGGCGTGCCAGCAGAGCACCTGCCAATCTATCAACTAGAGGCCGAGCTGCTCAAGCTGCCTCAAGTGGACATGCCTGTCGATCACGACTTCTGCAATGGCTTGTATGCTCGGACAATGCACATTCCTGCTGGCACCGTTTTGACTGGTGCAGTTCACAAAGAAGAATCGTTTTTCTTGGTGCGCAAAGGCGAATTGATTGTCAGCACAGACAACGGACCACGCACCCTTAGACCAGGCGACATGAGCGTCTCTAAGATCGGCACCAAGCGTGCTGGCATTGCTTTGACTGAAGTCGAAGTCACAACATTTCACGCAAACCCAAGCAACGAGCAAGACCCACAAGCGCTGTGGGATATGTTCACTATTCCAGCGCCAGCAATAGCTCTTGAAACTGCACAGACAGCGCAATTGGAGGAATCAAAATGACATTTGGATTATCAGGAGCAGCACTAGCAGGCATTGCCGTTGGTGGTGCAACACTTATCTCTGGCATGGCCCAAGCAGATGCAGCAGAAAGTGCAGCAGCCACACAAGCAGGTTCTGCACAAGCTGGAATTGAAGAACAACGCAGGCAATTTGATAAAGTTCAGGAACTGCTCAAGCCGTACTCTATGGCAGGAGAAAAAGCACTTGGAGGCCTTTCGCCATTTGCAGCAGCAGGAGCGCCAGCACTTGAGGAACAGCAAGCACTGCTTGGCCTTCGTGGGCCTGAGGCCGAGCGTGCTGCCATTGAGCGTATTAGAGGCGGAGAAACATTCAAAGCACTTGCTGGACAAGGTGAGGAAGCTCTTTTGCAACGTGCATCGGCCACTGGTGGACTTCGTGGTGGCAACATCCAAGGTGCATTGGCACAGTTTAGGCCAGCATTGCTGTCCAGTCTGATTGATCAGCAATATGGCCGATTAGGTGGCATGACAGCACTAGGACAGACAACTACGCAAAACATTGCAAATCTTGGACAAGCATCAGCAGCCGGTACAGGTGCAGCAGCGCAAACAACTGGAGCAAACGTGGCCAACCTACTCGGACAACAAGGCGCAGCACTAGCTGGCGCTGAGATCGCTCAAGGCAAAGCATTTGGTGCAATCCCAGCAGCAATATCTGGTGGCCTCGGTTTATTTAGTGGTCTCGGAGGTAAATTCTGATGCAACCTATCAACTATGGGGTTCAAATTCAAGACCCAACGCAGTCATTCCTGAGCGCTTTCCAAACAGGCGCAAGCATTCAGGAATCAAGGCTTAAACAAGAGCAACAGCAACAGCAATTAGCCAATCAAAAACTGATTCAAGAAGGCTTTGCAAAGCTGCGCCAGCCAGGTGCAACCGCAGCAGATTACGCAAATCTGTCCATGCTTCTACCTGAGACGCAAGCTAAGTCTGTGCGTGAGGGTTTCAGCATGTTGTCAGGAGAACGTCAGCAAGCTGCACTGCAACAGTCTGGGCAAGTTCTTTCTGCATTTAAAGCAGGAAAGCCAGATATTGCTATTAATTTAATGGATCAACAAATTGAGGCCAAGCGCAATTCTGGCGACGAATCTGGTGCCAAGTTCTTGGAGACATGGCGCGATGTAGCCAAAGTAACTCCACAGGCTACAGAAGACTATTTTGGATATATTACCTCACAGATGCCAGGTGGCGATAAGGTAATTGACAGTGCAATTAAACTTAGTGCCGAACGCAGATCGCAAGCCAAAGCACCAGCAGAATTGAATGAGGCCATTGCTAAAGCTGACAAAGCTGTGGCAGACGCAACTACTGCTCAGGCCACAGCCGCCAATGCAGCAGAAAGAGCAAAAGCAGATGCAGACAAAGCGGTGGCAGACGCTCAAAAAGCGAAAGTGCAAGCCCAATATGCAGAAAAAGTTGAAATTGCAGGCCTGAACAAGACCAACTGGGACATCAACAATCTGCGCAGCCAAATTGGTGATCGTTCTGCACGTTTGAATCTTGACACTCAAAAAACAGCGGCAGATGTTGCTGAAAAAATGTCTAGCATTCAGAGCAAGTTGAATGACATTCCAGCAGACACTCGCAAGCTGATCAACGAGTCTGCGACCCTATCAGCAACCTCTAAGCAATCAGCCCAGCAGTTTAATGACTTGGCAAAGCGACTTGATGAGGCTGGTGGTGGTTATGGTGTGTTCTCAAGTGCCTCAGACTTCTTGAAAAAGGGCGCAGGCTTCCAAGGCGGTATGACGCAACTGCGCCAAGAATACACACGCCTTCGCAACACAGCGGCCATAAAGTCCTTGCCACCAGGACCAGCCACCGACAAAGACATTGCAATGGCTTTGAAGGGCTTCCCAAGCGACAACGCCTCTGCTGGTGACTTGTCCAGCTTCTTGCGTGGTATGGCTAAACTGCAAGACGTTGATGCATCCGTCAACAATGCGAAGACTGACTGGCTTGCCCAGAACAACGGAACGCTCACACGTGCCAAGAACACATTTGTTGCTGGTGACTATGCAACCAAGCCTGGTGAGACATTCAACGACTTTGCGCAACGAATCGTTGGAGATGTGTCGAAAAAATATCGCTCACCAGAGCAGATGGCAGAAGACAGACGCCAGCAACTTGTTTCTCAGATTCCAACTAATCAAGCACAAGTTCCAGCGGCTGCAGCAGCGGCTGCACCTGCAAATATTCGATCACAGGCTGACGCAATCCTGCGCGGAGGTCAATAAATGGCAACAGCCGACGAATACGCAGCATGGATCGTCAAGAATTCCGCCAAGCGCGGAACTCCTGAGTTTGACACCGTGGCACAGGCATACCAGCTTGCCAAGGCAGAAGAAACTACAGCAGTCACGCAACAACAGATTGCACAACCACCAGCACAGCCTAGCATTGGCCAACAAATTGTCGGTGCTGGAGAAACAGCCCTGACATTAGGAACTGGCGCAGTTGGTGGAACGCTTGGCACATTGGCTGGAACGTTGCAAGGATTGTCGCAACAAATTCTGTCAGGAAACTTTGGCACACCAGAGGCCATGCGTGCGGTCGAGAAGGCTGCAGCTGAAGGAGCGCAAGCGCTCACCTATCAACCACGCACCCAAGCTGGCCAAGAGCAGGTGCAGGCCGTTGGTCAAGTATTAGCCAACGTCTTACCACCAGTCCTGCCTGCAATTGCAGCACCAGGCGCTGTTATGCAAGCCACACGCATGGCAGCTCCAACCGTTGGCGCAGCAGGTCAGATCGCAGGCGCAGCAGGTCGTCGTGCAGCTACCGCTACAGGACAAGCCATTGCAAAGCCTGTACAAGCGGCCACAACAGCCGTTCGTGAGACTCTTGGTATGGAAGTGGCACCAGCACCAGCTCAAGCAGGTGCACGTGTCTCAGCAGGTGCAGCTGCTACACCAGAGGCTTTGCGTCGAACAACCACAGCCGAAGGCCTGCCAGTGCCTGTCACTCTCACCAAAGGCGCGGCTACCAGAGATGCCCAGCAACTGGCCTTTGAAAAGGAACAGATCAAGAGCGATCTTGGTGGCCCACTTCGCCAACGTGCCGAGGAAAACAATCTGCAAGCATTGCAGAACTTTGATGCTTTGGCTGAAATGACAGATGCCCAGCTCATGGACTTGTCCAGCACAGGAGGCGCTGTCGTCAAGTCTTTGACAGAAGGTCTTACAGCTGCCAAGAACAGGACTCGCGCAGCCTACAAAGCAGCCGAGAAAGCTGGCGAGCTGGAGAACAACGTCACCCTCAGCACTGTGGTGGACTACATCAACGAGAACATCCCAGAGGGTGATCTCGCACCAATACTCAAGGCAGCACAGCAAAAGGCCATTGCCATCGGTGCAGCAGTCCCAGACGCAGATGGAAAGTTAGTGGCCCAGCCCATCACCTTGCGCCAAGCTGAAAGCCTGCGCCAGACATTCCAGCGTGCTGGGTTTGAAGGTGCAGATCAGTTTCACGGTGGAAGCCTAAAACGAGCTTTTGATGTTGAGACAGAAGGCCTTGGTGGTGATCTCTACAAAAAGGCCCGTCAAATTCGCCTTGAACAAGCACGCAAGTTTGAAAATCGTGCCATTGTTGCTCGTCTCATCAAGAATCGCAAAGGCATGGAAGACCCACAGGTTGCAGCCGATCAAGTTTTCCGCAAGTCCATTTTGAACTCGTCACCAGAGGAAATTACTTTTCTGAAGCGTGTTCTTTTGACAAGCGGAAACGATGGACAGCAAGCCTTCAAAGAGTTGCAAGGAGCCACTGTGCGCCACCTCAGAGATGAGGCCACAAAAGGCATGGGCATGGACTCGCAAGACCGTCCTTTGATCTCCCCAGCCAAGCTACACCAGTCTGTGCAAGCACTTGATGCCAATGGCCGACTCGATGTCATCCTTGGCAAGAAAAACGCACAGATTGTGCGCGACCTTGATGATGTTGTGCGCTACGTCACCACAGTGCCACCAGGCACGTTGGTGAACAGCTCAGGAACAGCAGGAACTCTTTTGGCAGCAATGGCAGAAGCAGGCGCGACAGGTGCATTAACTGGCCTACCATTGCCGGTGGCATCTGGCATACGTCAGATCATTAAAATGCGACAAGAAGGTCGCACAAAAGCCAAGATCAATGAAGCCCTCAATGCATTGCCACAAGTGCAACCTTGAGCGACAATTCGACCAGGAGAACCAATAAATGTCCGCACTCTCAATTCAAGCACCGTATCCAGCATTTGCTGGAACTGACGGACAGCCATTGGAAAATGGTTATATTTGGATTGGCACTGTCAATCTAAACCCACAAGTCAATCCGATTAGCGTCTATTGGGATGCTGCTCTAACGATTCCTGCTGTCCAACCCATTCGCACATTAAACGGCTACCCAAGCTACCAAGGCACACCATCTCGTTTTTATGCTGGAAACGATTACAGCATTCAAGTGCTGGACAGCAAAGGTAGCGTGGTTTACACATCATTTAATAATAATGCTGGCTCTGGTTCAATTGCCTTTAATGCGACAGGTGATGGAACGACAACAATCTTTGCGGTGTCTTTTACCCCGTCTGCAATCTATATCAATGGCGTATATCAAAACCAAAATACATATACTGTATCGTCTGGGAATGTGACATTCAGTCAAGCGCCACCAATCACATCTATCATTGAATTTGTCCTGAGTTAAGGAGTCAAAAATGTTAAAAACCGTCTCGTCCATCACCAACGCCCTCGGTGCTTTGAACTACAAAGGCACATGGGACGCCAATGCAAACAGCCCTGCTCTAGCTTCTAGCGTAGGCACAAAGGGTGATTATTACGTTGTAGGTACTGCTGGCAGTACAACTCTAAATGGTATTAGTAATTGGGGTGTTGGTGATTGGGCTGCATTCAATGGATCAGTCTGGCAAAGAGTTGAGGGTGGAGCAGACTTGAATGGCGTGAATTTATCTGTTTCAGGTACAAGCACCCTGTCGGGTTTAACCGCATCTACTGCGCTGGCACTGAACGCAAGCAAAGAGATCGTCAGCGTCACCAATACAGGAACTGGCAACAACGTGCTTGCAACAGCCCCGACTTTGGTTGGTGATGTATCTTTGTCCACAGGTAATCTAGTCATCGGCACATCTGGAAAAGGCATTGATTTTTCTATCACATCTCACCCAGCAGGAATGACCAGCGAATTATTGGCTGACTATGAAGAAGGAACTTGGACACCTGTTTACACCACCAGTGCTGGTGCATACGCAAGCGTAACCCACTCCATCCAACTTGGACGATATCGCAAAGTTGGCAGTCTGGTTTACATCACGCTGTCTTTGAGAACTTCTGCGGCAGATATTACTGGCGCAACAGGCCAAATGCTTATCTCAGGTTTGCCATTCACTGCTGTTTCTCAAAGCCAAGGAGTTGCAAGCATGAGCGTCAGCTACGCCACATTGTTTGGAAACGTAAGACCTATGGGTGCGTATGTTATCAGCGGTGGAACTACAATGTATCTCACATACATTTCAAATCCAGTTGGTTCAAACTGGGGAGAACTTAACGCAACAGAATTGTCCACTGGAAACCCTGCCAACATTCTTTTGTTGTCCGGTTGCTACATTGCAGCTTAAGGAATAAACATGGCACTGACAAAAGTTACTTATTCGATGATTGACGGGGCATATGCCAACGTCAAAGATTTTGGTGCTGTTGGCAATGGGGTTGCCAATGACACAGTTGCCATTCAAGCAGCAATCAACAGTCTTGCTGTCACTGGTGGCACTGTGTTTTTTCCAGAAGGAACTTATCTTATTGCTCGAAATATTGGAAGCAATGACCGATGGGGCGTTAAGGTCACAGCAAGCAACATCAATTTAGTTGGCAACAAAGCCTTTATTCGTAGATTTAACACCGACATTTCAACATACGCATTGTCTTACCCACCAGTGTTTATTGGAACACCTGATAGCAATGTCGCAGCAGCTACGCAAAATGTGACAATTCAAGGCCTCACCTTTATTGGTGAAAACGTGCGACACAATGTGCCTGGTGCTGGAATTTTTGATTTTAGAACTGCCATTGTGTTTAAAAACACATCAAACACTTCAGTGCTTAATTGTAGTTTTACAAAAGTGGATTCATCGGCAATTTGCTATGAACAAATTGCAACATTCGACTATGTAAACAACGTTTACTACAACACCACAAAAAATTACAAATCAAAAATTAGCGGTTGCACTTTTATTGCTGAACCTCATGCTGTTGCTGGTCGTGCTCAACTGCACTGTATTAATGCTGATGGTATTGATGGCTTGATAATTGATGGTAATTCTTTTGAGTGGACTGACGTTTGCTTTTCGGGTGAAACTACTTACGACACAGCCGATCAGCCAGAAACCGCGACATTCACTTATACGTCACCAGCATCACGTGCTGCACTTGGTGCTGTAAAGCGTCAAACACGCGACATTATCTTTTCCAACAATAACTGCTACAACTGTTCAGAGCATCCAGCATACCCTGCGATGGTGAGCGTAGTTATTTCGGGTAACACGTTTACAACCGACACCCCCCTGATTTGCGACGCAAGCCCAATTCAGTTGCGTTGCCGTGGCGTATCGGTTACGGGTAACACTGTTATTGGATACTCAACATTTATTGCAATTACAACTCCATCATCTCAGGTCACAGTATCTGGTAACTCGTATTATGCAAACGATGTTGCAGATAAAGAAGGCGGTGCAATTCAGATTCAATCGGCTGGATTGGCTTCATACATTACAAACAGAAGCCCTTACTTGACAATGATTCCAATGGGTGACATTGCAATCACAGGAAACAATATTGTTGGCCCTGAAGCCTTAGTGCCAACTGGACAGCTTTATCAAAATGCTGTTCGTGTCTACACTGACGCATACGATGCAACAAATTTCCCAGATGGACAGATTTTAAGCATTGCAGTTAGCGGTAACACTTTCAGCAATTGGCAAAATGGTTTTTACTTTATTGATGACCAATACCGCAACATGGTCATCAGTAACAATGTGTTGAGAGCCAAAGCGTTTACCGAGGCTGGTTTTAACGCCTCAACAACCATGTTGACTCGATCAGTCATATTGACTTATGGTCAAGTTGAGGCTGAAGGTCGGTATGCAAGTTTTGTCAACAATACAGTTTATGGCGCAAAGTATTTTCACGATACATTCCGTTTAGACGCTCCCGCCAACTCTTTGTATTCGCCTGAGCCAATTCAAGGCAATAGGCTTGATTACATTCAAAACATTAAAACACCTGTGGTGCGTGAATTTAATGCGTTAAACCATTTTGTTAATAATGTTGGAGGGTCTTTTCTTGATAGAGCATGGTCTACTGACATGATGATGAATTCATTGTCTGATGGCACTGGAACATCAGAATTAAAATGGAACTTTCAGTATGGAGGTGGCCCAACAGACTCTTTGCTTTTTTATCCCGCAGATTCTGGCCCACCTATTCGCATTAATCAAAAAAGCACTTGGACTCCATCACAAGGCCCAGGACTAACTGTTGTTGGCGCATTTACATCGGCTGGCGAGTATATTCGTAACGGCAACATGATAACTGTCAACGGCTACGTTCAAGGTGCTACTAGCGTTGCTTGTGCTGCTGGTGGAGTCTTAACCTCTAATTTGCCATTTGCACCTGATGTGGCTACTGTGGCCTACTACACTGGCACAGCGAGTAACTCAGCGTTAACATCTGGAACTCAGATTGCAATTGATAGCGTAGCCATTAACGCAGTAGGCGCTATTACAGCGGCAAGCCGGATCTATTTCACGGCAACCTACTTTATCGTTTTAGTTTGATTACAGGAGAAAATCATGGCTTTAAAAAAGAATTTTGAACATAATGGAATGAAAGTTGTTGATGGCTATTTAAAAGTAATCAACGTGAATGGCGACAAAAATCGTGTGGCTGCTGTGCTGTCTTATGCAGTTGATAGCACACACAATATGATCAAGACACAGCAATTCAGCTTTGTGCCAAGCATGGATGATGGCAACTTCATCCAGCAAGCCTACAAATATATTAAGTCTTTAAATGGTTTTGAAGACGCAACCGATTGTTAAACCAAAACCCAAGTGGATTCTTGGGTCATACTAGGAGAGCATCATGCTTGAGAAAATTGAAATTGTTGACAAAATTGAAGTAGTCGAAAATGGATGCGTACAAGTACGCACTAAAACTGCCATCATGGAAGATGGTAAACAGATCAGTGGCACATTCAGCCGCCATGTTGTTGCCCCAGGCGATGATTACAACAGCGAAGATAGCCGTGTCAAGGCTATTTGTGCCGCTACGCATACGGCTGACGTAATTGCTACATACAAAGCGGCTCAAGAAGCTGCAAAAGGAGTCTGACATGGCCGGTAATTCACAAATCGCATTCTCACCACTTGGCAAGACCATTGCAGTGGCAGCAGCTGCATCCGCACCTACTGGCATCCAAGCGCCTGTCTATGCTAAATTTAACCCTCAGAACGCAGGCCAGTACAGATTCATCAACAATGGAACGACCACCGTATTCTTGGGAACTGGCCCCACAGCTGCACTGGCTCAGGCCGCTGCCGTTGCTCCAGTGGCTGGAACACCTTCAGACGCCATCGTGCTGGTGCCTGGTGCTGTTGAGGTCTTGCGCTTCAATATCGACACATACTTCAGCGGTCTGTCCAGCTCGGCAGCCACGGTGTACATCACGCCAGGCCAAGGCCTCTAATGTTAGGGACTGACGTTATGGCAGTAGAAGGAAACGAGATCGACCTTGTCAAATATGGCGTGCTCTGGCAAAAAGTTCAGGACATGGACAAAAAGATGGACAAGGTCGAGCGCCAGCTCGAAGAACTGGTGGCGCTGGCCAACAAAGGTCGTGGAGGCCTTTGGTTTGGCATGAGCATTGTCTCTGGTGCTTCTGTCATCGTTGGTTACCTGCTTAATTATTGGAAGCATTAAAGTATGTACTTGCGATTGGTTTAACACTATCGCAAGCCTCATCAACTGAATATAGGTGCGTTCGTTGGGCATGGACGGGTGATGTTTTTAATCGCAAAGTAGTATGCCTTGAGTGGAAAAAGGTAGAGCGAAAATGATCGATCCAATCACAGCCCTAGCAGGACTACAAAGTGCAATCAGCGTAGTCAAAAAAGCCAGCAAGGTCGCAAATGATCTGGCTGGTTTAGCACCGTCTATTGCCAAGATGTTTGATGCCAAAAGCGTGGCCACCAAAGCAATGGTGGAGGCCAAACGCTCTGGCAACAAGTCAAACCTTGGCACAGCCTTACAAATTGAGATGGCGCTCGATGAGGCCAAGCGCTTCGAGGCCGAGTTGATGATGCTGTTTCAAGCCACTGGCCGCGCTGATGTTTGGCAAAAAATCAAAGAGCGCCAGCAGCAAATGGACATTGAGGATGCACATCTAGCACGCCAGGCCAAAGCCGAAGAAAAAAAGCGAAAAGAAGATGAAGCCGAGCAGATGGCGTGGGCCATCGGCATTGTTGTGATCGTGATGCTTTTGGGTGCTGTTGGATGGGGCATTGCTGAAATTCAAGATTTATGCGCTAGAACGCGCTGTGGGCGATGAATGAGTACCAAAAGCAATTTGACCTCTTTCTCAAAATCTTCGTGCGCATGTGCATTGCCTGGTACGTCTTGGGCCTGCTCAAATTTTTGCCTGACGAGCTTGCCGACAAGGTTGTCAATAAACTACTTGGGATGATTGGACTATGAGTGAAGAAAAGCCATCAGATATTTTGAGCAAGGTGCTGTCCTATGTGGATAGCCCATTCAAACTGTTTGCGCTGATACTCATGGCGGTGTTTGCGTTTGCTGGCTACTTTGTTTGGCAGAACCAAGAGTTGCTGATGGGCGCATACAAAGAGTCCAAGAAGATGCCAAGCATTGTTGAGGACAGAGTGGAAGACGCTGCTGCTCACCTGTTCAAAACCACCAATGCCACCATTGTGGCCGTGTTCAAAGTAAACCCAATGTTTGGCACCAGAGTGCTGTATCGCGCTTACACCAAAGAAGGCCGAGACAAAACTAACGATGGGCTTGATGTTGGCTTGTTTACCCAGAACGCAGCCAACAACGCTGATGTGGTCAGGCTGATGGCCAGCGAGATTCCTTGCGGTGAATACCGTTCAGCGCAATCCGAAATGGGCCTGTGGTACATCGCCAAGGGTGTCACCTACACATGTCGGATTAGCATTCCACCTGACCCCAATCGATTTGTCGGCCAAATTACTGTTGGCTGGGATAATGAGCCAGCCGACATTCAAGTGGCAAGGACCATGATGGAAATTGCAGCAACCATGCTTTCAAGGAGCAAACAATGATCGCACTCGACGCAATTCTGAACGTGGGCGGCAAGCTCATCGACAAGCTCATTCCTGACCCAGAGGCCAAGGCCAAAGCGCAACTGGAGTTGGCAAAGCTGGCGCAAGATGGTGAGCTGGCAAAGATGGCCAACGACACCAAACTGTTTGAGGTGGAGCAGCAGAACACCACAGACCGCTGGACAGCAGACATGGGGTCAGACTCTTGGCTGTCTAAAAACATTCGCCCAATGGCCCTGATAGCCATCTTCTTGGCCTATTTTATTTTCACAGCCATGTCAGCTTTTGGATACAACGCTCAGGAATCCTATGTCCAGCTGCTTGGCCAATGGGGACAGATTATTTTCTTGGCCTACTTTGGTGGCCGCACTGTTGAGAAACTCGCAGACATGAGGAGCAAGAAGTGAATCTCACACCACATTTCACACTCGAAGAACTAACGGCATCAGAGACCGCAGAACGCAACGGCTGGGACAACAGCCCCAATGACACCGAGCTGGCCAATCTAACGCGCTTGGCAGACTTTCTGGAACAGGTGAAGGTGGTGCTTGGTGGCAAGCCCATCATGATCAGCTCAGGCCTGCGCACAAAGCTGGTGAATGATGCGGTGGGAAGCAAAGACTCAAGCCAGCACCGAACTGGCTGCGCTGCCGACTTCAAGGTGCCAGGCATGACACCAGATCAAGTGGTCAAGGCAATCGTGGCCAGTGGCATTGGCTACGACCAAGTGATTCGTGAGTTTGACCGTTGGACCCACATCAGCATCTCCAACAGCGAGGACACCAGCCCACGCAAGCAAGCGCTGATCATCGATAAGGCTGGCACCAGACCCTACGCATAAGTGGCTACGACAGCCACCAAGAAGGCCAGCCACAGCAGGCCAAGAATGGCGATCAACAGCCAATAAGAAAAGCGCCTGAAAAGGCGCTTAGATGTTGAAGGCTGAGAATCACAAGAAATGCGCACAGGGCAGTCACGGCCCTGTCTGCAATTTCCGTAGTCGTCGCAGCAGTTCAAGATGACCACCATGCCACCAAAATGACAGCCAAGCCAACGCCAATGGCGAAAGCCAGCACATAGCCAGCCACGCGCTCCCAAAGCGGCTCCTTGCGGCCATAGCCCTGCACCCATGTGCAGTCTGCAAAATTACGTGGTGTTTGAAAGTTTGAATGTTTCATGGTGTTCTCCTTAGATGGGGCCGAAGCCCCTTTGGTTTAGTTTGTAAATTCGTTGTTAATAACTGCTTTTTTGGCATCTTTTAAACGCAAGCAAGACCAGCGAAATTTGCCATCAACATGAATTTCCCAACTGGATGACAATGTGTTGCAGCGGAAACCATAGTCCTGAACACGAACGATGGTGATGTTGCCTTGAGTAAAAACTGTTTTGCGGTTCATGTTGTTTACTCCTTAGATGCGTGAAGGTTGTGTGCCAACCAATTCACCATCCATGATTTTGAACATGATGGTCTTGGCAATGTTGAGGGTCTTGCGTGCGCCTTCTGTGTTGCCGTAGCCCATTTGTTCTTGGGCATCAGACATCAAGCCAACAACCACCATGTTGCCACCATGAAATTGGTAGTTGATGGATTCTTTAACTTCATCAATGTAGCCCTCAATATCATTGAAGCCATACATTGATTCGTTGCGGCTGATTTGTGTTGCGTTTGTCATTTTGTTTTTCCTTTAAGGCCTTTCGGCGTGATGCCAAGAACAATTTCGTTGGCATGGGATGAATTCTAGCACCTCGCTAGATGTCGTC